CTGTAAGCAATGCTTACAGCCATTATTCGTTCATGCACGGGAGGAGAGGCTCGAAGTACAACGACAAATTGTAACCTTCTTGCTATCCTTGATTTTCAACATACTACGAATTTATACTTTGGTTATTAATCTGTTGTGGTGTCCGAAATTCGTCCGAGAATAAATTTCGTAATTATTTTATTAAGACTCTTGTATCTGTAAGAATTTCAATAAGTTCTTGCTTGCAGGTGGGCATTTTGCCTTCATAAAGTTTTTTTGTTGGCAAGGTGCTCAAATCTTCGATGACCATTCCTATGGGATGTCCTTCAGAATCATAATTTTCCCCATCATTTACGGCATAATATATTGCAATGGAATTTCTTGTCGCAAGACATTCTTCCTGCTTATCTTGAGGTTCATAACCTAATAATTCTAATTCTTTTTCAATGTTAAATACTTCCATAATACTGTTTATTTAATATTTATTGATTATATATTCTATTTCTCCAAATCTGATCCGCTTGCAATAGCACATGTTGCATTGCCTTCCTCTGGGACAAGTTTTTTAATTTCTTTAATTCTCCCTTTTAACTCACCGACTTCCATGAGTAGTTTTTTATTTTCATTTTCAAGCTGATTATATTTCTCAATGAAAAAAGAGGAATCGATGTTAGCATTTTGAACCTTATTATTTTCAAGTAAAACACTTCCTTCTCCCGTTATAATTCTCATGATATTTACAGAAGGATATTTGATATGTATATTTAGCAATACTTCCGTTGTAATGTCCTTCTTCAAATTCGCAATATAGGGACGACTCATACCAATAGTAGTACTCATCTCGCTTGCAGAGATGTTTAGAGCGTTGCATATATCTAAGAGACGCTGTTTAATCATACTATAGTCCTAATAGATAATAAAAGTTAATATGATAAATATATTTATTCGCATATTTTATATTGATAAATATATTTATCATATTTGCATCGTGTTAATTAATTCACGTAGCTAAGTTAGTTAAACGAGAGTTTAAATCAATAGAAAACTTTAATTATTTATCAATTATGGTATTTACAGACTATATGAAGAGCCTGCCTAATCAACAGCAAGAAACTATCAAAAAGTTGGCAGAGTTGACCTATTCGACTCCGGCAGCAGTGTATCGGTGGATAAATGGTGAGAATAATCCTCCGCTTATAAAGCAAAAGGTTATTGCCGAATATTTGAATAAGAGTGTAGAAGAATTATTCCCACCTAAGGATGTCTCAGATAACTAACATCGAATTCTACAACACGCCCGAAGGGGATGTGATGATGAAGGAGTTTGGGCAGCCGGCGGTTGTACTTAAGGATTCCGATAGGCCGACCATTGAATATATGCTTTCCGTTATCCGGGATCGATACCCGAAAGCACATGCCCGGCTGATGCAGCTCTATTCTGCCAGTACCATGAACCGGTGGCATTATGAATTTCGGGTAGTCCACCGTTTCATCCGCTGCAACTTTGGCGAATATGACCAATATAACCTTGACATCAACAAAGATGGTCTGTTTGTATTCGAGGAGGTCAAATGCCCGCTACGGGGTGAATGCGAACATGAAGGCGTGATTTGCCGTCCGGAGCTTAATACAACATTGACAGACCGCGAGATGGAGGTGTTCCGGCTCATAGCCTCCAACTGCCAGACGGATGATATTGCGGCAGAACTGCATATCTCGCCTTGTACGGTAAACCGCCATCGGGAGAATATTAAAGCGAAAATTAGGGTTCGTAATGTCGCTGAGATGGTTTCTTACTGGCATCAGAACCAAATGAAATAATTAACCTATAAAACAAGATGAATATGGAATTGAATATTGAGAAAGCGAAAGCATTGTTTCCGGATGCGATTAAATTGCAGCTTCGTATTAATGGACCGGCTACTGTTGTGGATATACGCCGTTTGTTGCCTAATAGTGTCGTCATGTTATCCTGTAAGATTAGCAAGAACTACGCGAACGTCATTTACAGCGAAGGAGCTGCGAAACGTATGTTCCCGGATGTTTCCAAACTGTCCGGAGAAGTGAGCATTGATAAACATCGTATTGCCTATATCTATAGGGCTGGCAAGAGAAAAGGTGTCAAACTCTTGCTGAATTTCCTTCCGAAGGCAGATAGGCGGCTTATTGATATTCTGGAGATGTCATTCGGGGATAAGATGGTGCAAGTGAGCGAGTATGCTGAGTGCGATATGGGTTGCATCTTCTTTGAGAATACAGAATCGGAGGATGTGGAAAGGGTCTTGTTGGCCTATTGAATGAGTAATGGAAAATGTAAATGATTTGACTATGAGATATTTTATAGACAACATCAAGACTTATGCCAGTGTCAACAAAAAAGGCAGGGCATTACAGATATACGTGCAACAGTTTGACCGACATCTGATTGCCGATGAATGCTCGCTGGATGCACTGAAGTGTGACATCGAGCACCAGATTAAGGCTATGAATGAGAAATACCCACGCAGCCGTCCGGTTCGGCTCGAGGTATATGAGAATGCCAAGGGTGGGCAGTGGACTATTCTTGTGGAGCATGACAGTGACAGTATTGTCTGTATCATATCCTATGAAAAGGTGATGGGCTGTTATGCTTTGGCAGATAAGGTCGATGAATTTGCAAAAATAGGACAGTGATGAGTAATGTGATTGTTTTTTTGTGGATATCGCTAATTGTGATAGTGGCAGTCTTGATACTATGTGTCTGGGCAATGCGGAAAGCATCTGGCTCTTACCGAATTCTCTTTCTCTTTGATATTATCGTCTTGATGATAAATATTGGGATAATAGGATTTGCAATTGGTTGTCTATCTAATATGCGGTAATATGGGAGAAGATATGAAAATGACAGATTTCCCGACATATCCTTGGGAGACCCTTGACGTGTATCAGGACAACAGTTACTGTTACAATATCCGCCCTGGCCAACATGTCGTTGGAGATTTATTCGATGATTCCAGAACGAAGCTGGTATCATACAACAGAAAATCACATGCGCAGATAATCTGCGTATGCGACCCCTACAAGCCGTCTTTCTATGCGCGTGAATGTATGTATGGTGTATATTCGGCGTGGAAAGAAATCGGAGAGGACATCTTTAACCTGGAGCTGATGGGGTATTCTACTAAGCAAAAATTTCCACCCCTATGTACATCACACCATTATTTTTAAAGTATGAATGAGAATGAATTAACCAAAGGTGTTTGCCGTATTTGTGGTTGTACCGATGACGATCCTTGCTTTAATCCACGAGTAGGCAATTGTTGGTGGATAGATGAAACCCACACCTTGTGTAGCCATTGCGCTGATGAAGAATTAAGCTGTGACCCTGAAACACGGCACTGCATTAATAGCACTTTTGAATCAGATGAACTAATAAAAAATGAAGATTTATGGTAACGAAAACAACATTCAAAAAGAAATTTCCGGACGTTAAGGTGCAGAAGCTACAGACCAGCGTTGTCTTTAGCAGGCAGCAGGTGGAAGAAACCGTATTGAAGATGTGCGATTCTCTCGATACCGGACTGCTTTATTACAATTATTCCAACAGATGGATAACCGTTTATACCTCCGAGAAAATGAAAAAGGCATTGGACTCGATGAAACCGGGTTCAGAGGTATTTCACGAACATTATGGTGTTTATGGCAAGGTGATGAGCGATAAGCCATTTGTCATTTGTGGAGAATTGTGTATCAGGGTTGACTTCGGGGGAATACCTGAAAGTGGAGCATATAGTTGTGTATGTTTTGTAATGTAATCGAATAAATATGAATATAGAACAATGGATTGGGGAGGGATTAGCTGTGCGCTTGTTTGTGCAATACCTATAGTGGCCATTATCTGCGATACTGTAAAAAAAGTATTTGAGATGAAATATAAAAAAGGAGATGAGAACTAAGTTGATAAAGAAGCATAATCCGCAGTCTTTTTTGGATGATTTGAAAAGGGTACGGGAGGTTATGGTTTACGCAGAGTGTACCAACTCCTACTATCAAATCTTAAAAAAAGACTTGCTGAGAGATGCTGAAAGGAAAGCAATCACATACTATATAACGGATACTATATTTATTATAAAAAGGAATGTGATGGTAGTCATTTAACGAATAACAAATCAGTAATGAATAAAAAAGAAATATCAATGAAAAAAGGTCAGAAGGTGCGCATCCTGCGTACCAATCAGGTAGCGACAATCGTCGAAGTGGAATTGATTCGTAAAGGTGGCAAGGTACACCGCTACTGCCATCTGAAGACAGATGAAAAGTCATATTTGTGGTTGGATGCCTCAGAACTGGGGAGTGTGGTGGAAGAAGTGAAGGTCTCGGTAGTTGATGATCGGAACCGGGAACTGCACTTGGCTATATGCCAGGACTACTCCAAGGATAAGATGACGCTACATCTTACCGGCAAGAATCCGGATAATCTGAAGGAAGCTTCCGGACTATATGCGATACTGATGAACTTGTTCATTGGGAGCCTGAAGGAAACGCGGGAACTGTAGGAGCGGATAACGTCCTTGATAACTCTCCTATAAAACAATTCCTTTGTACCGAATTAAAGCATCCGCAATATGATTAAAGCTGCCGATATCTATAATGCTACCCATGATGGGTTAGACATTATTTTGTACTATTACCCTCAGGCAGAGGGGTGCATAGACAATAAGAAGAAATTCAAGCGTCGTCCCGATGAGGATGACGCCTCTGCCTGCCTCAAGAAATATGATGACTGCTACAAGGTCACTGATTTCGGGGATTCTGGCACGGCCATGAGTCCGATTGACATCTGCATGAACGAGGAGAATGTCCGTTTCCCGGAAGCGGTTGCCTTGCTTGCTTCCAGGTATAACGTGACCGATGAACTCAAACGTTCTGTCAACAAACCGGATATTCGTAAACGTCCGGCCACGGCTGATGAAGCCGAAGGTGCCAGGTTCTTCGAGCTTGAAGAGAAGTTTACTGATGTACAGTTGCAGGTTCTCGGTCCTCGGGTCAGGCAGGAGCACGTCGATGCGCTTCACTGGTATGTGGCCAAATCCATATCCTATGTCCGCAACCGTGAAGTCACCACTAAATATACTACGCCTACTTATCCTATCTTCATGCGTGAATGTGCTGTTACGAAGAAAGACGGCAGCACTGATAAGTTCTATAAGGTATATGAGCCTCTGAATCCGGATAAGCAGTGGCGCTTCAGCTATACGCCCGATGGGGTGAAACCCAAACAGTACATCAACGGTTTTGCCGAGCTGCAGAAGGCTTACCGGGATTACAATGCCCAGGAAGAGAAACTGTTTTTCAATGATCCGAAAAATAAGGATGCCCAATACAAGGAACAGAAGCTGAAGGAGGCCTTCATCTGTTCCGGAGAGCGTGATGCCCTTTGCATCCGCGCCCTCGGTTGTCATCCGCTATGGTTCAATAGTGAGACCTACAAAGTCACTCCTGAAGAGATTAAGGAAATCTATAAATATGTGGAGCGTATCTACAATATTCCGGACATCGACGACACGGGCGTTCGCAAAGGGACGGAACTGGCCCTGCGTTTCCTCGACATATATACGATATGGCTTCCCGGATGGTTGCGGGGCTATCGCGATCAACGGGGCAAGCCACGCAAGGATTTTCGTGACTTTGTGGATTTGCGCCCGAAGCAGGAGGATTTCCGCAACTTGCAGACATTGGCCATGCCTGCTCGGTTCTGGGTGGATAGCTGGAGTGAGCGGAGCCGGAAAACAATTTATGAAGTGAACTCCGCTTACTTGCATTATTTCCTCACGTTGAATGGATTCTATACATTGAAGGACGACAACTCCAAGGATGCGAGGTATATACACCGTAACGGTTGTATAGTCAGTGAAATCAAGGCAAAGGATATTGTGGCGTTTCTCAAGCGGTTTACCATCGAGCGTTATCTTCCGGTAGATATTCGTAACCTGATTCTGAACTCTCCACGTACCGGAGAATCATCCTTGGCGCAGCTTGATGAAATCAACCTGGATTTCCGGAGCTATACACCCAAGGAGCAGTATATGTTTTTCAGAGGTGAGACCTGGGAAGTGAGTAAAGACGGTATTAAGTCGCTACATGGGCAGATACCTGACAACCGCAGCGCCTGGGAGTCGAATGTGATACCTCATAAGGTGAGCATTCTTCCACCCATGTTCGAATGGTCGCACAGAAAGGACCCGGAGGATAGGGATGTGTTTGATATTACTGTCAAGGAGCATAAGAGCTGTTTCTTCAATTATCTGATAAATACCAGCCGTCTGTATTGGCGTAATGAATTGGAGTATGCCTGGAAGGACAAAGGGGTAGACGAAGCTGACAAGTACCGGGCAGAGCATAAGTTTGACATTGCCGGGCCGCTGCTTTCCCGGGATGAGATACGAGAGCAGAAGCAGAACCTGCTCAATAAGATGTTTGCCATCGGTTATAATATGCACCGCTACAAGTCGCCTTCACGCGCGTGGGCACTTTATGCGATGGATAACAAGATAGGTGAGGATGATGAGTGCAACGGGCGTAGCGGCAAGAGCTTTCTGTTCAAGACATTTCGGTTCTTCATGCGGACGGTCAATCTCTCCGGACGTAATCCCCGCCTTCTTGATAATCCCCACGTGTTTGACCAGGTAGATGTACATACTGATTTTGTTTTGGTGGATGACTGTGACCGTTATCTGCCGATGAGCCAGTTCTATGACAATATCACTTCCGGTATGACAGTCAACCCCAAGAACAACAAATCATTCTTTATAGAATTTGAAGAATCCCCCAAGTTTGGTTTTACCACCAACTATGTGCCGCGTGAATTCGACCCTTCTACCTCGGCACGTATGCTGTACATGGTATTTTCGGACTATTACCATCAGAAGACCGAAGAAAACGACTACCTCGAGAGCCGGACCATTCGTGATGACTTTGACCGCAACCTGATGACGAATACCGATTACAGCGAGGAGGATTGGAACTGGGACTTGAATTTCTTCGCCCAGTGTCTTCAGTTCTATCTGGCCATGGTGGACCGTAATGTCAAGATACAGCCTCCGATGGATAATATTCTCAAGCGCAAGCGGAAGGCTGACATGGGGTCTGACTTCGAGGATTGGGCTTACTGCTATTTTTCCGAGGATGGTGAGAATCTGAACACGCCTCTTGTACGTGAACAGGTCTATGACGATTTTATTGTCGCATCCAAGTCGAAAAAGGATTTCTGGAAGATGCAGCGCTTTACCAAGGCTTTGCGCAGCTTTTCCGAACTATGCCCGTATATTGCCGAGATGAATCCCGCAGACTTGTTGAACAAGTCGGGGCGGTATCTTCAGAAGGTGGACGGCAAGACCAAGGAGATGATTTATATGCGTTCAAGACAGACGAATGGAGAACCGGCGGCATTCGTTCCTCAGGTAGAAAGTGGTGATGGAAACGCTCCGTTCTGATTACATTAAGCATTATGACCGGTTTCTGCCGGAGATGCTGCAAACGGAGCAGTCGGCTTCCTATATCCGTCAGGTTTATGACTATCTGGAGCTGATGAAGCCGGGCACCATCCTGAACCTTCAGGCAGACAAGGAGAAGCTCCCTTGGATGCTTGTGGCCGTTGGCGCATTTCTTCCTGCACAAGACCATTGGATGGACTTTGAGTTGAACGACGATTATACCAGGCTGCGACGGAAGCCGCTACCGCCTAATTTCCGTAAGGCCATGAAGAACCGACATCCGGTATAGGAGTCACACAGTAAAAGCCGTGGGCACAATTGTCCGCGGCTTTTACTATTCAATAGGACGCCGGGCATACCTTTGCCTTTGGGTTTCCCGCTCCCTTTCCCTATTTTCTACCAAATTATTGTAACTCTGTAACCGATGTTTGAAAAAGAAGATAAATCATTTATAAACAATAAGTAACAAAGGTTACATCTTAGGTAACAAACATTGGTTACAAAAAATAAGGGTTTGTTACTTTAGTCGTATGAGTGGAATATCGGAGTCAATGTCACAAATTTGATTATTGGTAACAAATGGGTGTTGTGAGCTTTGTTACAATCGTTTTCTTTGATAATCAGTGAAATATACTCGAATGGTTACACGTTACAAAGTTGCATAATTTTCTAAGCAAAATACTCAGAACACTGTATGGAGCAGAAAATATAAGATCGTGTGGAGTTGGCAAATGTAATTATATTTTGTATTTTGACTGTTTTGGCGCTGATTTTGGATAAAGTGTCTGTATTTATGTGTATATTTGTCTGCATATAAATGATTTACCCTATGAGACCTAATGTGATAATAGAGTTGAAGCCTTATCTCCATGACTATTTGTATCATGAATTCGGATGCAGGCCTACTGATGAAGGTGTGAATGTGACTGCTGCCAATGATATTGGCAAGTTCATTCAGGCCATGGTCACTGTTACGGACAGACCGCCCAAGCAGGCTATCAAGGAGCATCCGATAACGTTGTATCTTCCTATTCAGGAGTGGAACCATTTTATTCTGCAGGAGAACTTCATCTATATACCGGAATGGAAACAGCGTATGCTCCAGAGCTATATCGAAGCCTCTTTCCGCATACGTGTACGGGAATACTTTGTTGCTGGCTATGAGAAGGGGTATAAGCAGGACCGGATTATCCGGGCGTTCCTGATGGCATACAATATCAAGAACAATGCCATCAATTACGATGCTGTCAAGAAGTTCGACTACCGTAATAGGCAGCGGATGGTCAAGGAGGTGAATAGGGATATTCAATTGTCGCTGTTCCCTTGACATTTTTTAGCAGATTAATTATTAAGTAAAAAGCAGATTTTCAGATAAATAACTCTTAAAATATAAGTGAGAAATGAATATCGGTGACAAACGTGCCCAAATATGTGCCATGGGATTTATTCCGGTTGCGGCCTCGGTGGTCAAAAATATGCCGGGTGTGGAAACGATTCAGGTTTCAGGAGAATGGACGCCGATTCCGGTCTCTTCCGGGGAGTTCAAGGAAAAGAACGTTGCCGGGGAATTGACGGAGCAGGAGCTGAAAGCGGTGGTTACTGATACGGGAGCCTTATTTTCCAATTCGCTGCGTGATTTGCTTTGCCGGGAGGGACTGGTCCGCTTGAAATTCACCAATGGTACCGAAAGGGTGGTGGGAACCGACCAGTTCCCGGTAGTGGTGACGCTTCAGGAATCTGGTTCTCCGGCAGCCTTTACCCTCTCTTTCAAGCGCAGCAGCCCTGAGCCGGCCAAAATATTGAAGTCCTTTTAAGCGGTTGGTGCCATCGTACCTTTGTATCGGATTAATAAGGTACAAAAGATAATGGCATTTTCAAACTTATATAGTGCAGTCTGCCGAGGCAAATGGTTCGTTTCCTTCCGCGAGGTGGAATCGAACTTGTTGCTTGTAAACAGACTGTTGGAGCATGGCATAGACAATCAGGATAATAGGATACTTGCCGACAGAGAACCAGTTCCGTTGATGATTGCGGCAGCGGGCGGCCGAACGGCAAGGCTTTCCGGTGGTTATGCTGACGCTCCCAAAGGCAGTACGGCTATTATTCCCGTTCATGGTACCCTGCTTAAATACGGTACCTATTGCAGCTATGGTACAATGGAGTATGCCGACCTCATCCGCGAGGCGGCTGATTCCTCGAATATTTCTTCTGTTTTATGTGACATCGATTCCGGTGGCGGTGCAGTGGATGCCATTGCACCGCTGGTCGATGCCATCCTTTATGCGCGTGGCAAGGGCAAGGCAGTGGTGGCTCATTGTGACCTCTGCGCTTCTGCCGCTTATTATGCCGCTTCCTATTGTAACGAAATCATTGCGGCCAATGAGGTGTCTGCCGAGTTCGGCAGTATAGGTGTGATGATGAGTTTTCCGGATTATGCCAAGTATTATGAGAGTGCAGGCATCAAGGTGCATACCATCTATTCCAACCTCTCTGATTACAAGAACGCTCCTTTCGAGGCAGCCAAGAAGGGGGATTATGCTTCCATCCGTGATGAGGAACTGGACCCGTTGGCCCGCGACTTCCAGGAGAACGTCAAGAAGAATCGGGGAAATTGCCTGAAGCTGGAGACTGAAGGATTACTTCGTGGTCGGATGTTCTATCATAGGGAGGCGTTGGAAGTGGGGCTGATAGACGCTATCGGTACCCAGGACTATGCCGTACAACGTAGCCGTGAGATTGATTCGGAAATGACAATATACAATTATATCAACTCTAAATCATAGAATTATGTTTGCAAAAGTGATGAGTGTAGTGCTTGGTTTCTTGGGCATCTCTGCCTTTGCCAAGGATGAGAAAGGAAAATCCATCCTTCTCTCCGCACAGGAAGAAGAACTGAAGAACAAGTACGGTGCCGTATTCGTCGAAGCCTTCAAGAAGGACCTCGCCGAATTTGAGAAAGACGGCAGAAATGCTGAAAGTGCTGTGACCGATGAGGTGAGAGTGCAGCTGGAGGCTGAACGTGACAAAAATGCGCAGGAACTGGCAAAGGCACGCAAGGATTTGGCCGACCTCGATGCCAAAGTGAAAGCGCAGGAGAAGGACATCGCCTCGAAGGATGCCCAGATTGCCAAGATGGCCAAAGAACCTGTACCGGATGCGGGGCAGCAGGTTGCAGGAGACAAGAACGAAATGGGTAGCAAGTTCAAGCCGGACATGAGCCTGGCACACAACCGTTATTTGGATGCCGCGTTCAAGGGAGCGGCATATAGTGGTAATTCGACCATTGAGACTACCGAGCTTCAGAAAGAGTTCGGTAAGTATGTTTCTTCCGAGAGACTGGAAATTCTCAAAGGGCTGATGGGGACCACGGAGTCTACCAAGTACATGTCAACTCTGGTGACGGACAAAACAGAGGTTCGTGCGCAGCAGGCTGCCGTTGATTCTGTTCTCCAGCAATTCGTACCGAAGTGGACGCCTAAGGGCAAATCGAAGTTCACTCCGTTGACCATCAAGAACTACAAGTGCAAGATAAACGTTCCCATCACTCCGTCGGACATCATGGAGGATATCCTCGGTTATCTGTATGATGAGAATCTGAAGCCGGAAGATATGCCGGTAGTCAAGTATATCTTGTATCAGCTCATCTTTCCTAAACTGGACGAAGAGCGTGAGGTTGCTTTGGCGATCGGTGAGTTCAAGGAGACCAGTGCCGTTAAAGATGGGGATGCCGCTACGGATGCCAACGATGTGATGGATGGCTATGTAACCCAGCTCAAGAAGCTGAAGAAGGCTAATAATGATAAGATTACCTGGCTGCTTGACGGTGAAAAGCTGGAAGACGCGACCTTACTTGCCCAAATTGACAAGGCAGTGAGTGAGGTGAAGCCGCTGTATCGGAAAAAGACCATGTTTATCCATGCTGATCCGGATCTGGTGATACGTTACAGCAAGGCATACCGTAAAAAATATCCCTGGCTCAAGAATGAGGACGGTGAGAAAATCAGGGTGGATTTCTCCAGGTTCACGTTCGCACCGCTTGAGGGCATGCGCGGTACCGGAGCCTTCTTCATTACGCCGAAGGAGAACTTCAAGCATTTGCGCAGCCGTGACCCGCAGAGCGCCAAGGTTTGGATGCAGGGTGAGAACTACGACGTGAAGATATTCGCGGAATGGTGGGAAGCTGTCGGTTTCTGGCTGGCAGAAGCTATCTTCGCTTATCTGCCGCCTGAAGAAACAGACAGCTCTTCTGAGGCATCGTCCAGTTCTTCTTCCAGTTCCGGTGCAGGTGTTTAACTATATTAATATAGGAGGTACATATATGTCAGAAACAACATATTCAATGGTGTCGGTGCCCAAGAAGTCATCGAATGCCGGACGTCCGAAAGGGAAGAAGTCCTATATCGAGATTTTTCGCTGGGAAGACGTCAAGACTTATACGCGTGATGAGAAGGGAGTAAAGGTGACGGCATTTGAGATGATGCCAGGTAAAAAGCCCATAGCGGTGTATGCTACGGACTCCACCATCAACATCTACCACTCCAGCGAGGGAGAGGATGATGCACGTGGGTTCATCCACCATGTGGATTATGAACATCCGGGTACAGAGTTGGAACACGATGAATTCGTGAACAACAATATCAATGAGAATCTGGGGGCAATCGTGTTCGGTTGCTCTGGTGAGGATGCGAAGATTGCCGGTACGCCGTGCACTCCGCTGAAGATGACCAAGGCCGATTCCCAGGATAACAAGGAGGGTGACAAGAATACTATCAATTTGGCAAGTTCCTTACGCGGAGGTACTATCGGTCACATCGCCAAGAGCCTTGTACCGGCTACGGACAACGAAGAAATCAATGCCGTTTTGGGATTGGGCGAAGCGTCGTCTTCTTCCGGTGGTTCAGGAGTTTGATTCATTTCTGTTTTAAAGGTTGGTTATTGGAGAGAGGCGTTTGCAGTGCATTCGCCTCTCTTTGTGTCCTTTTACGAACTATGTGGAGACGATATTTTTGTATCGTATTAAAAACTTTAAATTATGGCAACAAAAAAGAAAACAGCTAAGACCGAGGATGTGGCCGTAGAACTGAAACCGGTAGAAGAGAGTGTGGAACAAAAGGATGTGCAGGCCGTCGATAAGGCGGTGGATGCGGTGGAGGAACCAGCGCCGGCGCGGTCGGTTCAAGACCATGTGACAGTGGTTATTCCTTATTGCAAGGAGTTTGCACAAGGCAAGGAACTGCTTTTTGCACTGCGTTCCTGGCAGAAGAATGTACGCTTCGGCATCAATGTGGTGGTAATCGGTGACCGTGAAGATTGGTTCAGCGAAGAGATTACCTTCATTGAGCACAATCGCGTCTCTGACAATGCACAGGTTGATACGCTGGCCAAGCTGAAAGTGGCTATGGAATCGCCCGAAGTGACCGGACGTTTCATCTGGACCAACGATGACATCTATGTGATGAATCCTATCGACCTGGCTCATGTGGCGCTGCCCAAAGTCAATGGAATGCTCGTTCCGCTTAGATTCAAAGGGCTTTATGCCGAGAATATGAAGCGGACGAAGGAACTGCTGGAAAAGAGTCAATTGCCTTGTCTGAATTATGGTACGCACACACCCATGTTGTTGGATAAGGGATGTCTGGCCGCCATGTTCGAGCGATTCCCTGAACTGGAGGAGGGGGGCTATCTGTTTACTTCCGTCTATTATAATTCTCTTCCTTATCCGACACAACCCGTATATCTCAACTGGCCGACAGACCAGGTGTTGCTGCCGGTGGTTTCACAAAAGCCGGATGAGAAGAAGGTACTCGACCTCTTATCCCGCAAGATGTTTATGAACAATGCGGTATCAGGGTATTCACCATGGTTGGAAAAGTTTTTGGAAGGGGTGTTTCCGGAACCGTCGGACTTTGAGGGCTGAAGGGCATTGCCGGAACCGTCATCACGGAAAGGACCCGAGTCTTTCCGTGATGAGTTTCCGTTTCTCAATGCCCCCGGCTGTCCGATGGAGTTGGAGGCACTCGCTTCCCGCAAGTTCAGCAAATACCATGCCTATGTGCGGTTACATGCCAGGCTGAGGGATTGTACCTCCCTGCAGGAGTGCGCCGATGTCAGCCGCCAGGTGATTGACAGCTACATGGATAACCGTATGATATGGCAGGAACTGAACTATTACAAGGAGCATCACGCTTTATTGGGTAAGCACCCGGCTTTTGCCGAGTTCCGCCGCAGAAGCGAGTTGCTTCATCTTTCGGTCAAGGAACTGGTACGACGGCAGCAGCAGGTCCAGAACAATATCTGGCGGGTCAAGTCTGAGTTGGCCAAGGGTGACAAGCCGCATCTGGATGTTGTCCGTCGCGAACGGTTGGCAGGGTATGAAAAGGAATTGGCCGACATTAACAGATTATTGGAATGAGCTATTACTTCAATCTTGAAGAATTGCGGCAGGAGATGTCTGATTCCCGCTTCTTTTCCCGTCGGTTTGAAACCATGTTGACATTCAAGCTGAACAGTTTGAAAGAGTTGTGTGGGCGGCTTCCACGGGAGAATGAGGCGTTTTTCATTGAGACAAAGAAAAGCTTTACGGCATTCACTTTCATTGTTTATCTGATTAAGAATGCCGGGCAGGTGAGGCACTTGTATATAGCGACCTATTCCACCAACGAGCGTATCATCAACGCGTTGCTCCGTTGGCGTGAAAAAGGGTTGATTGGCAGTATTCATCTGCATATATCGGAGACCATCAAGTTTCGTATGCCGAAGATATACGAGAGGCTGATGCTGCTCCATCAGGATGGAGAGATAGAGCTTTCATTTGCATGGAGCCACAAAAAGATTACCTGCCTGGACACATCGGCAGGTTTCTTTGTGGTCGAAGGCTCCGGCAATTATGGCGAGAATGCGATGGAAGAACAATACGTATTCCTTAAAAATAAAGAAGTATATGAGTTTCGTAGCGGACGAATTGGTTAAGTGGCGTGACAGCCCGGCATGGTATGACCGTATCGACCTGGACGAATTCGAGCGGTTGGCAGGTATAGGCTATGAGCCGCGACAGATTGCCATGTATTACCATGTACCGGAGAATGATTTTCTCTGGTACTTCAATTTGGTAGGCTCACCGCTGAAATACCATTATGAGCGTGGGCAACTGCTTCAACGGGCCAAAGAGGGGCTGGCCATGGCCGCCAGTGCGGAGACCGGTGACAATGTGACCCAGGCACAGCGGTTCGACAAGTTCCGCCAGGCGACCGGGTACCGCAATTCCATTAACAAGATATTTTATGACGATATAGGCTGATGTTCGATAAATCTTACTTTGAGACCCTTCAGAATTATGTTGCTTCCGGCTGTAGCATGGAGTTGACTGCCGAGGAGCTGGACTACTACAACGTGCTGTATGCACTGGTAGGCATTAACCGTAAATATGGCAAGGATAATGCCGTGGCTTTCCTGATGCACGAACCGTTTAATGTGGAACGGATGCGCGCCCGACAGATGTACAGTGAGGCCATTAATCTGTTCTACCTTTGTGATACCATTGAGAATGATGCACACCGCAACATGATGTTCGACAACCTGATGAAAGCGGCGCAGGTGGTGCTTCAGAACGCCACCGGATCCAAAGATATGGAGGTGTATGGTAACCTGATCGTCCAGGCGGCAAAAATCAAACAGCTGGATAAGCCGGACCCGATAAAGCCGAAGGAGATGGATGAGAAACCGATCAAGGTCTATGACCTCGACCCGAATGCGGTGGGATTACCTTCTGCCAACCGTAACCTGCTCGCGGCGCAGATTGACGGTATGCAGGATATTCCTGCACGGGAGAAGACTCGTCTTAAGAGAGATGCCAATATAATTGATGTTGATATAGAAGAGATGCTCGATGACCAGGAAGAAAAAACTAAAGATTTCGGATGAGGTGGAGGTGCGCTATTCCAACTGGATGGCGCAGCTCATTGCAGTGATGCAGCCCTGGTCGCTCTATTGGATTGCCGGGCGTGCATCAGCCAAAACGGTGCAGGTGTTGGCTGAACGGGTGCAGGAGGTGGCGCAGGACTGTCCGGGTGCACCGTTCGCATGGGTGGCCGATACGTATTCCGATTTGCATAAGAATGTGGTTCCCTCGCTGGTGGACGGATTGTCGAAGCTGGGGTGGGAGCAGGGCATCCATTATGTTATGAACCAGGAACCGCCAAAAGAGTGGCGCGACCGCATGTACAACGTATGTTCTGATTGGCGCAATACGATGGTGTTCTACACCGGCTTCAACTTCACCTTTATCTCTTTGGACCGTCCGTCCATCGGTGCCGGCCGTTCCTATGTGGGGGTGTTCGGTGATGAAGTGAAGTATTTCCCGGAAGAGAAGTTCACGAACTTGCTGAAGGCCGTGCGTGGGTTCCGAGTCAAGTATGGTGATAGCGTATGGTACCGCAGCCGTACACTGACGACGGATATGCCGAATCCGAACCACCTGGGTGAATACGACTGGATTCTCAAGCTGGCCAAGCAGAATGACAAGCGGAAAATCCTTCTCATGTTGCAGGCCGGCTTTGTCTATAACGAGACGAAAAAAGAGTATGTGGCGGCTATGCAGCGGTACAAGGAACTGAAAGAAGCTTTCCGGAAAGACCGTTCATTGCAGGCCAAGCTTGATACGGCAGAACGTTCCATGGTGCTTGCTGGCAAGAACATGAAGCGCTGGGAGGAGCGCTGGATTAAGACACGCCGGGGCGTATCTTTCTTCTTCATCTCTTCCTCCTATGTCAACGTGGATGTACTGGGTGAAGACTGGTTCAGCGATGAATTCGCTGAAGGACTGGAAGGTATTCTTTGCAACATCCTTTCCATCATCCCCAAACTGGAGGCAAGCCAGATGTTCTACTGCAACCTCTCGATGAAGAACTTCTATGCGGACGGATTCTTGAATGAAGTGATAGAGCAGCACCCGTTCGGGTGGGAGCAGGACTGTACGGTGCTCCGGTACCTGGATAAGAATAAACCGTTGGAGGCAGGCATGGATTCCGGCAATATGCTTTCCATGGTGTTCGGGCAACGTAGTGGGCGTGTGATGCGTGTACTCAAAGAACTCTATACATTGCCGCCTAACTCCGTGCGTGAGCTGGCCGATAAGTTCCTCTATTATTTCAAGCCGCACAAGCGCAAGATACTGAAGCTTTATTATGACCGCTCCATGAACAACTACAAGGGGGTGGGTGCGGATATGGCCACACAGATAAAGAAGAACATCGAGACGGATGCGGAGGGCAGGCGTACTGGATGGCAGGTACAGCTGATGAGCTTGGGGCAGGGCAACATCGGTAGCAATCTGGAATACCGGTTCTTCATGGACTTGCTCAGCGGTAACTTGGAGCGCACGTTGTTTACACTGTTGATTGACCAGCACAACTGCCCGAATCTCAAGTCGGAAATGGAGGTGACAGAAACCAAGGTGGCTACCCGGCCGGACAGCTCCAGTGTGATAGTCAAACAGAAGACCGGAGATAAGCTGCCTGCACATAGATTGCCTAAAGAATCCACCAACCTGACTGATGCCTTGAAGTATTTCATCCTGCGCAAAGAGATTATCCGCACCTGGAGGATGGGCCGCAATGTGTCCGGCGCCGCTTCGGTGTGACATTTCTTTTCTGTTTGCTTTGGCTCTGTTGTCCGTGAGGATGGCAGGGCCTTTCGTTTATGGGGGAGGCCGAAGCGGGTGGGATTGGGAGCATCGGGTACAAATTGTAAAGGTTTTGTCATATTTCCGAATCTGAAAGGGCGCTTGCGACCGCAAATCACCGACGGCGCGGCTCGGGCAGCAAGCTGGCTCATCCCTACAACAGAAGTTGCAGGGATGGGTTTTCTTTTTGGTTTTCAAGGAGGTGGATTTTTGATTAGGGTGTTTCTGTACCCAAAAACGCCCTATTGGGAGAAGAAGTCACCCCAATACGGGGTGGGCGCGCGAAAAATCCCGTTATACAAGTCTGGTTTAGGTGCCGGTGGCGGTATATCCTATGTCAAACTTGCATAACGGGATTTTTCGCGTCTTAGCGGTAGAAAGCGGTGCTTTCTGTCTGTTTTTATGAAACGCCCTTCCATCAGGAAGGGCAGAGCGGTAAGCGTTCCGCTTGGCGTGCCTCCGTTTCTCTTCCGGAACTCCTTTTCATTTCCTGCATCTCTGTATGCGGTCAGGTAGTCTTTTGAGTCCGCAAATGTAGGGCACCGGTCTGACAAGCAAGGTCGGGCGTTGTCCGCTAAAAAATCTCCAGCCCTACGGGTAGTATTCAAGCCTTCGGTTTTAGTCGGAACCTTGCGGAATGTCATCCTCGGCACCTCAATTATTGCGGCATCAAAAGGCAACCATACCGCACGTCATACAGACACGCCGGAATAAAAAAAAAGTCGTTCCGGGAAACGGAGTAAATTAAAAAAGGCTCCACCCGACGACTCCAGAAATCCAGAATAAATTAAAAACTTACAGTTATGGCAGCAAAAAGAAACATCCCCGAAGCATGGAAAAATCAATGGTCTAAATTCATGTTTAATTTCTTTGACTACTTGCCTACCAAGTACGAGGCTAACAAACGGGAGTGGTCTATCCGCAGGATGATATGGGATTTTAAGGACGGGAAGCGCAGTGCGTCTGTGGCGGAACTTGTAGCGAAGAAGATGCGCGAGCAGTTCGGTGCGGAGGTTTGCAACGTGACGTTGGTCTGCATACCAGCCAGTAGCGGAGAGAAGAACGAAATCAGATACAAGGCTTTTGCCGAAGAGGTGGCACGGCTGACGGGGTGCAGGAATGCGTACAAAGCAATTACCATTGAGGGTGGACGGCTTGCCATCCATGAGACGAAAGCGTGCAAGACGGTGCAGACGGTGGAGGTCATCAAGTTTGATAAGCGTTTTTTCAAGGGTAAGAAATGCCTTGTATTCGATGATATACTAACGCAGGGGCATAGTTACGCACGGTTTGCGTGTGCACTTGAAACGCTTGGGGCAGAGGTTTTGGGAGGCTATTTCTTAGGCAAGACAATTCTTTTATAACAATTTAATCCATACAATTATGAATACTCTTTTTGATAACGATTGCCGCTACATGAGCGACAGCGAATTGATTTACGAAATCAGCAACAACAGACAGATTGTTTCGGACATCGAACGCAGTAACGAAGTGATAGACCTTGAAAAATTGTTTTCCTCTTTGACTCCTGGACGCAGGAGGGTAGCCGTGGCAGCCGTGGAGATATACAAGAGGCAACAGTCGCAGCAGGTGGAACGCAGGCAGATATTCAGGAGTGCAGACATATACGAACTGATGGGGCCGTTGATAGGAGATTTGCCGAATGAGGAGTTTTGGGTCATATCTCTCAATCAATCTGCCAAGCTCATCAAGAAAGTACGCATATCGGTAGGCGGCATAACCCAGACTTCAGCGGATATAAGGCTGATTATGCGAGTGTTGATTGATACGAGGGCTACGCAGTTTGCAGCGGTGCATAACCATCCGAGTGGCAACATCCGACCGAGCAATGAGGACAAGAAACTGACGGAGCAGCTTAAAAAGGCGGCAGTGTTATTCAATATCACAATGATAGACCACGTAATTATAACGAATGGTGGATATTACAGTTTTGGCGATGAGGGGCTGATTTGACGGAGGGGTGCAGGGCGCACCCATTCCGTTTGCTCGCACGCTCGCAAACGGAATGGGGCCCGAAAAGCGGAATGACTGGTCGTATTACCGTTCCTTCAACCACGGAGGGGGTATGTGCGAAAACAGTTGCTTTTTGCACATGAAACGAATTTCGTGTGCAAAATGTGGGTGATTTTGCACGTTTGCTTTGTTTTTTCAAAATATTATCCCGATGTTTGTAGTGCCCAATTTTAATATAGAAAATGAATCCCTTTTCATCGCGTAATCCGTAAAGCCGGATTAAGGTTTCACTATTACCTTTGGGCATGCGATGATAAGGGATTCGCCATATATCAGAATCGATATGGCAAATAACAAAGTAAGCATATATCTGACACTAAGACGTTTTAGGAGAAGAATAAAAAGCCAAAATAAGAGAAATAAGAGGAAAAAACAGAGAAGTTTTACATTAGAGAATAACAGAAAATATAGGGAAATTGCAAAACTAATTCATTCTTATGAAGATGCTTTGCTCTATTTTATGCCTCGGAATCTGTCATATCTTACTCAAAATGAAAAGAGTCCTTTCTATGTAAAGAACTTAGAGAAAGAAAAATTTAAAAAAGTACGAACCTTTGATGTGCCGAGTTGTTTCTCTATTATCAAAAATGAAAAAGAAAGTTTTCTTTTTCTGAAACAAATAATATCGGCATTTGTTTATCAAACGTGTGATGATTTATGGATTGATTATAGAAATTGTCAGGAGACGGATTTAGTAACACAAATCTTTTTGGATGCCATCTTATTGGAAATAGATTGTTTTATAGAAAACTGCAAAAAAGCAAATATATACGATAAGTATGTGAGGCTTGCTTCCATTGGCGGTAAGAATATGAACAACAGTTCGGTAAGAAGATTACTCAATTCCGTAGGTTCTCCTGCGGTATTGCTTAACAGACAAATTCTGTATAGAGATATTATTCCATATAGGTTAAAACGTTTTGATGGAAAGAACTTGAGTCATTCAAGTCTTTTAGCTCAAAAAGAAATAGACACTACTACATTGCTTGACTATGTAAATAGCTGTTTAAGCAGGGTGAAAAAATCACTGAATAGAGAAGCGATGAAAGATTTGGGCTATGTAGTAGGTGAGACTTTGATAAATGCAGAAGAACATTCGTCGTTGAGATATAGATACTTGATTGGATATTTTGAGGAATGCACAGAAGATAACAGACATTTTGGGATGTTAAACTTAGTGATATTGAACTTTGGACAAACTATTTATGAGAAATTCAAATATCCAGATGAAGGCATTCCTGTGAATTCTGACTGCTTGAAAAAAATGAAAGATTTATCCGATAACTTTCAGTCTCATAGTTGGTTTAATAGAAACTCATTTACGGAAGAAACATTATGGACATTATATTCATTGCAAGAAGGGGTTAGTTGTATCCCCAAGGATGTGTGTAAGAGAGGAAATGGTACAATTCAATTTATAAACAGCTTTTTTAAGTTGAAGGGCGATGATAAAGCTGATGATATTTCGCGAATGTATCTCTTGTCTGGCAATACAAGAATAGATTTTGACGGAACCTATAAATTGGTAGATGTACAAGATGAAAATGGAGTGCCGCGAGGAATTATATCTTTTAATGAATCAGGAAAATTAACGGATATTCCAGATCGAAAATATGTTCGCGCAGTACCTTACTATTTTCCTGGAACTGCTATATTTGCAAAGTTATTAATTAATGATGATGATTTGAATAATGAATAAACAAAGTAACATCGTTGATTTGGAGGATTTTAGAACTCAAATCGGCAACATAAAATCGAAAGTGTTTACCGGAAGAGATCGTGGAGAAGACGTTCGCGAAAGAAGCCGTTTGAATGACTTGTTTGAGCAGTACGATAAGGTTAAACTTATTATACCTAAAGATATATATTCTATCACCCCATCTTTTTTGGAAGAATTGTTTAGGAACATAGTGGAGAAAAACGGAAGGTCAATTATTGAACAGAAATTGGAACTGGAAACAAATGGTTACGATTTGCAGAGTCCGTTGGAAGAAGCTATTGAAAGAATTCTTCAACATAAGACAGGTTTAGATAAGTAATGGATATGGATATAGCGATTATTGATAGCTTGACAATGATTAAGGATACGGTTATGACTGTTGTTCCACAGCAAATGCCACAAGAACCATATTCATTGATGGGCATTTTGGATGTAGTCTATAAAATAGCGATGATTCTTATCGCCGCATTTAATGCTTGGTTCGCTTATACGATACATAAACTGAAAAACAAGAAAGAAGATGATTTCAAGGAAGCTGATAGAAAAATAGCATTACTCAAAACTCTTATACTTGATTATAATTTAAAGTTTGTATATGAATTTTTCGATAATCTTGAAGCACATCTAAGTGGGTTGAATGAACGGAAAGCAGATAAAAGAGCCATAGAATCTCATATACAAGCTGATTTTAAGAGATTGAATGAGAAGTTTGTGAATTTGTTGTCTGCTGTTGATAGAAAATTATATGATAAAATTTTGGATATAAGCGATTCCTGTAGAGATAAACTTGTTACAAACATAGGAAATGAAGGTGTAAATTTGTATGTCGAAGCACAGTATAAAAATCTGATAAAGAAACCCTATGATGATATAAAAAGAACAATATTGAGTGAGCTATTTGGTTACAAAGGTATGTAACTATGACATATTTTTTACGGGAAGCGGAGAAAATTTCTCCGCTTTCTTTTTACCATTCCAAAAACAACCCCTATATTTGCAATGCTCTTCATTTGATACAGGCGGAGAAGACCGCCAACCGATTGCCGTTGGCATTTTTTATGCCCATCGGTTATTCATATAGTTCCGACCCCCGTGTGGAGCGTTAATGCGCCCACTGCCTGTATCAGGTGAAGAGCAACGGGAAAGCGGAACTTTCTTTATATCCAAGTTTTCCAATTTTTGGAGAAGGCTCCCTTTCCCGTCATTGTTAACATATTGTTTCATTTAAATGCTCTTCAAAAATGAAAGAACTAACTATCGGTACGCAGTCCGTACCTGCTCCACACATATCTGTGGGCGAATCTGTCAACGCTCTTACCGAGCAAGTTAATAACCTCCAGCGCCGCTACTATCGTAGCATGGCTCCTGATTGTGAGCTTAACAGTTCTTCTGACCGTTGGTATTTCGGTGCCATCCTCTCTATTTGTATCGGGCTTGTTTTCCCACCGTTGTTTGTGGTGTCTGCATTGTGCGTTTATAAGGCAAAGAAGTGCCGGAAAGGGGGTGAGCAATGAGCTATAATGTTGTAAATGGAGTGGTGTTGAATGACGCTATTTCAAAGGAATTGGCTTCTTTGCAAGGTGGATATGCAAGATTGATTAGTGATGAATTAGCTGATTTGATTGGCTTTCTTCTTGAATATAATGAATATTTTGATGATAAGATAAAAGAACTTCTTGATTTTTTGGTAATACTACATGCTGCACGAACTGCATTATTAAATTTAATCCCAGAAGAACAGGAAGGAGGCGTGAGATGAATGAAGCTGCAAAGAATAGCAAGAATATATACCGGATGGAATATCAGCTTGATGTTCCGGTATCAGTAGGGTTGAAACCATTGTTCCAACAGATTGAAGAAATACGGTCTGAATTGGGTATAGAACCTTCGGATGATGATTTCTGTGTGTTGTATTCGGATACTGGTGGAAAAGAACTGGATTATTATATTAAGGCACTGGTCAATTACTCTCAAAAAGATGCCCGGTCGGTGTTGGATGGCAATATGAGTGAGGATGAGTATATTCTGCGTCATATTCGTGCAAGTAAAGATACTAATGGCAATGTTCTGACTGATACCAATGGCGGTCTGGATAACTTTGCCGTAGAGGATATTTTCTAAGAAACATTTTTTATACATTTGAGAAGCCGGTGGTCTGTGATGGATAGCCGGTTTTTTTATAAATAGTGGTAAAAATACTATTATTTGTTTGTGAATAGTGGTAATTTCACTATCTTTGTGGAGTCAAACAATAAGTTAAGAACAATGAAATCAACGGAGCTACACCGGATGTTCATCAAGAAGGGATGGAAGTTCGACCATGCGGAAGGAAGCCACTACTTCTACAAGAACAAAAAAGGTGAAATGACAGAGCCTGTTCCTTACCATGGAGCAAAAGAGATGGGAAAAGGGATAGCAAATAAGTTAATCAAGAAGTACGGGCTTTAATTCCCGTACTTCCTTAAAATAAAAATAGTTATGGAAAAAATTATCGTGGTGATTGAGAAAAGCAAGGATTTCTATGACGGGTATTCGGATAATTGTGATGGCATCTACGGGGCAGGTGACAGCATACAAGCTGTGAAAGATGATATTCGAGAGGCGATACGTCTCATTAAAAAGAATCTGCCGGTGGAGCGTTGGCCGGAGCAGATTAAAGGAGAGTATGAAATTGAGTTTAAATTGGATGTGGCGAGCTTTTTGGAGTACTATTCCAAATTCCTCTCTTTGGCCGGTATGTCAAGAATTACCGGTATTAATCAAAGACAGCTTTCCAATTATCTGAATCGACGTTCATTCCCACGCAGACCACAGGCAGAGAGAATTTGCAACGGTCTTCATTCTTTTGCAAAAGAATTATTATCTGTGACGCTTTGACCGTTTCAGCTATATAGATATTATAGCTTCATTTCATTGTTATTGTTTGACAGCATCTTTGTGATGAAGTTGGAGAGGTTTCCTTCGGGAGACCTCTTTTTTTGTGTCCTTTTTCGGATAAGTGGTCTGGGGTACTTTTGCAGCATGGGAGCACATGCAGAACGATTATCGCAAAATAATAACCGCAGCAGCTGGTGGAGCAAGAAGAACCGGCTGGCTGATAGGTTTCCGCTGGACATCACGATAGAGGGTGATACCGGCATTACGCAGCAGTTCGAGCGGCAGCAGGATGCGAAAGCGGTTGCGGCATTCAACGGTCGGATACGCGCCTGGGGAAAGAAAGTGAACGAGGCGTTGCAGGCGAGCGTATCGAAATGGATTGATGAAGATAAAAAGCTTTCGGCATCCATTAGGCAGAATTACCGGCATTGGGGCAAGGTGCCGGCTAAAGGCGAGGAGATTACGAGCATCGGCTTCGGATTCAATGCCGATGGGCTTTATGTTCATCTGGGTGTAGGCCGTGGATATAATATGGAGGGCGGTACACGGGTAATCACCAAGAAAAGCAACAAGGATTGGAACCGGGAGCCGAGACCTTGGTTTAATCCCGTGATTGAACAGCATATACCGGAACTTCAGCAGATAGTGGTGGATTATTGCGGTTCGCTGTTCATTAATACAACGAGAATTTATATCAATAGATAGTTATGAGTGAGATAAAGAAGATAGGCAGTTTCAGTTTTGTGGATACGGCTGCCGGGCAATATGCCATTAACATGAACTGGAGCCAGAGCATGAGCCAGTTCTTTAATGCTGGCTCGCAGGACTGGGACGGTGACCCGGTATCGGTGGCCGGTGTACGTGTAGTTCCATGGGGCTCGGACAACAATATGCCGAATGCCATCCGTGACTTGCTGGAGAAGAACAACCTGGGTCCCGGTATTCTGGACCGTAAGGTGGGGTTGCTGTATGGTCAGGGGCCGATGCTTTACCGGGTGAAGATTGAGAATAACGAACGCATCCAGGAATGGATGGAGGATGCCGAGATTCAGGAATGGCTGGATAGCTGGGACTACAAAGGGTATATACGTGACAACTTGGTTGAATACACGCACATGAACGGGCATTTCACCAAGTATTATATGGGCAAGGGAGTGCGTATCGGCCGCCCATGGGTGCAGCGATTGGAGTCACTGCACAGCGAAGAAAGCCGTCTGGTGTGGCCGGAGAATGACAGCCGTAGGCTTGAGGATGTTACGGAATACCTCACTGGTGATTTTGATTCCTTCAAGAGCCGCACGTTCCGCAAGTACCCGGCTTTTGACAAATGGAATCCGACCCGGCACGAAACTGCCATTAAATACCATTGCATGCGGAGTTTTGGCCGCAGTATGTATGCGATTTCCTGCTTCTATGGGTCGGTTCCCTGGCTGGAGAACGCGAACAACCTTCCGGAAATCATCAAGCACCTGAATGAGAACATGATTGCAGCCGCGTATGTGGTGCATTCTCCGCAGGAATACTGGAACCAGAAACATGAGCTGATTATGGCCATGCACGAGGATTGGGATGAGACGAAGATTCAGAAGGAAATGGAGCGGCTGAAGGATGAACTGACCGAAACTATTGCCAATGTGATGGCTGGCAAGAAGAATGCCGGCAAGTTCTTCAGCTGTGTCGACTTCGTGGATGCCGACGGTAATGCTCAGAGCTGGAAGATAGAGCCTATCGAGATGAACATCGACAAGTACATCGAGGCGCAGGCGAAGATTTCACGCATAGCGGACAGTTCCACTACCAGCGGTTTCGGACTTTCTCCGGCATTGGCCAACATCATCATTGACGGCAAGAGTGACAGCGGCAGCCAGATGCTCTATGCATTGAAGATATTCTACGGGGCTGACACGCAGATTCCCGAGGATATCGTACTGGAGGCAATCAATGATGCCATCCGTATTAATTTCCCGCATAAGAAGGGGATTTTCCTCGGTATTTACCGGAAGGTTATCAACAAGGAAGAGAATGTATCGACGCCGGACAGGGCGGCAAAACAAGTATAGGCATGAGACAGAAGGATCTTGAATTCCCGGACTGCTGGGAGGAGGTGAAGCCGTTGGAGTGGCTGCACCTGCTGAAGAACCGGGAGAAGCTGATGACGAAACCGGGCATCAGCTTGCTGGACGTGAAGCGCGAGTGGTGTGCGTATGTACTGAAGAATAGGGGATATGTCTTCCGTTCAAAGGTGCAGGATATGCTGCTGGTGGACCACCTGGCCGAGACATTGGCATGGATGTGGAGAATGGAGGGAGACGCTGTGGTACTGGCGTATGACTCGACCGTGAATCTGATACCGGAATGGCGCTATCTGCGCGGTCCGATGAGCCATGGGGCGGATTTGGCTTTTGGTGAGTTCCGTCATGCGGTGGCTGCGGTCAATAGGTATAATGCCGGACATGAGCCGGTAGACTTGCAGGCATTGTGTGCCATCCTCTATCGTCCTCCGGTGGAGAAAAAAGGCTGTGTAGAGCGTGAACCCTTTCGTGAACAATATATGGGCAGATACATGGGGCTTGTGGAGCACATGCCGGTGTGGATGAGATGGGGGATTTATGCTTGGTTCTCCTACTTCTGTGAATACTTGTTTTCCGGAACTTTCATCATTGACGGACTGGAACTGTGCTTCGGACCGGTATTTTCCCGTGGAAGGGACAAGGATACCCGGCAGAATGATGTGCAGAGCCTGGGCATGAACTCGATACTCTTTTCTGTGGCCGAAAGCGGAGTGTTCGGCAATGCGAGGGCTACCGATGATACGCTGCTGCTGCGTGTGATGATGAAGTTGCTCGATGACAGGCAGCGGGCAGACGAACTGATGAGGAATCTTAAAAAATGATGTTATGATATTCAACAAAGACGGCCAAGGTGCCAAGGAGTTGCGTGAGTTGACCGCCAACTATTACGCTAACAATGATTTCACCAAGGTTATCGGTGAGATAGAGCTGGCTACTGAAGAACTGGCGCAGTTGGTCGGTAGCAAGGTGATAGAACTGGCAGAGAACTATTATCTCAATCCGGAGAAAGAGGGTACTGATACCGGGATTGTACGCAAGGTACAACGGCCGATTGCGCTGTTGGCCACATTGCGGCTGTATCAGAAGAATGACCTCAGCCATGAGGATGATGGGCGCAAGTTCAAGGTGGCTACCGACGGCAGCGAAAAACTGCCCTGGGAGTGGCAGTTGGACCGTGATGACGCGCTGCACCTCGAAGAATACTACAAGGCGGTGGATATGCTGATTCGTTATCTGAATGACAAGAAACTGAAAGAGTGGACGGATAGCGACATGTATAAGTCTGCTCAGACGTTGATAATCCGTAATGGGATTTCTTTCGACACCTATTTCCCGATAAATAAGAGTGAGCGTATGTTCCTGCTGCTTCTGCCTTTCATCAGAGAATCCCAGCAGTTGACGGTGAAGCGGGCATACGGTGCCGGTTGGGAGGCACTGCTTGCAGAAAGCTCGGTACCGGAGACGGACGCGCATTTCGCAGCATGCAAGGCTGTGGCGTTGCTGGCCATGAGTATGGCACTTCGTCGCTTGTCTTTGGGAGCGATATCGGGGGGAGTGATCCGCAGGTTTGTGGCAGAAAGCGGCATGAATGCAAGTGAACCGGCATCGCTCGATGATGTGGAGCGTGTGGCCGGATGGATGGCAGACGATGCTGCCACTTGGATAGATGAGATGAAGCGGGCGCGTGACGGTAGTATGATCGATTACGAGCTGCTGCCGAAAAATGACCGTAGAAACAAATATTGTCGTTTATGAATGTGATACAGAGACCCAGGGCACGAGAGTTCTGCGCCACCATGCAGGACTACATCATTGACACGGATGTGACCATAGCCTTTGCCGTAAAATATGGCGGTAAAAAGATACTTGATGAAGAATATGTACCGGATGCCGACAACCTGGTACGGATTCGTGGGTTAGGCAAGTTCTGCGAATTGGCATTGTGGGGCGTGTGGTGTCTGGACTATGCACCGCAGAGCACCGCTTCGGGGACGTTCACCTTCCTTATCAACGAGACAGAAGACGCGCAGAGCTACGTGATGTTCAGCCGGATGCAGACCCGGAAGGATGCCGCTTCTCCGGGAATACTGAGTGAGGTGGCTGCCAAGGTGACACGTATGGGGGCCAAAGAGTATGTGAGCGGTTATCCGCAGAATGGAGGATATGACATAACAGCCTTTTTCAATGACGGCAGCCAGGAGAGCAAGTCATTCCCGGTATCTTCTTTGGAGCCTTTCACGGTGGATGTGAGTCCGGAGATTGTGCTTCCCGGATTTTCCAAATCGGACATAGCCAGTTATACGGTGGGCATGCTCGGAGGCTCCATGCAGTTTTACGTTGATGGTACAAGGTATGTGGATGTATGGTGTTTCCGTTTCAAGAATGTGTATGACATGCCTGAGACTTTAACGGCTACCGGTGAACTGAAACTGACCGGAAATAATGAGAGTGATGCAGCAGCCATGTACGGGGTACAACGCAAGTTCGGTGTCAAGGTTACTGATGAATACACGGTCAACTCCGGCAGCATCATGTTGCAGAGTGATTATAAATTATGGCACAACATGCTGAACGCACAAGAGGTGGAGATTCTTGTGGATGGCGAATGGCTGCCTATTGTGATTACGAAACAGAAGTTTGAACGCTCCTTCAGGCGTAGCGTCTTGAAGGCGGTGGAGTTCAGCTTCACCATGGCGAATCCTGAACAGAATAATTTGATAGGGCTATGATAAATATACAGAGATATAGGGAGATGCTGATAGAACTGAAAGAGCGCGTCAATAAGGTCAGCCGGACAAAGATTGACGGGACAGTGATTGCCGTCAGCGAAAAGCATCTTGTCAAGAAATTGAGAGACTGTACGGGGTTGATGCTGTGTGCCAACTACCCGGATGCAGTGTCGCAGGGCAATGAGGATAATTATCGGGAACGGAATAGCTTGTTGTTGTTCCTGATTGAGAAGGTTCCGTCGGGTCAGGAGACCGACGAAGAGGAATTGCTGCATTATGCACGCATCCAGCAGGTCATGCAACTGCTTAAAACCAAACTCCGGGAGATGGATTTCTTTTGTGGAGAAGTGGAGGGGGCAGAGAGTATGACAGTGGAGTGGGAGTACGATGTGTTCGGCGGCTGGAACGGAATGAGTATAGGACTTAACTTGGTTGATTATGACTGAATTGTTTATTGACGGTGTACAAGCCGTACTTCCGAAGGATTTTTCCATTCAGGTGAAACGTGAGAATCCGTTGATTACCAAGAATGGAGAATATACCTACGAGATAACATTGCAGCTGACTAATGCTACCAATGCGGAACTGTATGCGCATTTGAACCGGTTGAACAGCGTGCAGGAGGTGAAAACCAAACGCGCTGCCATATTGGTAGCTGACAATAGGGTGTATTGCAACGGTACGGAGATTATTACCGGTTGGACCGATGATACGGTATCGCTCCAGATTGCGAGCGGCAATTCCGAACTGAATTATTTTGTCGGCGGTGACTTGCTGATTGGAACTCTGGAAATGAAGCGGACGGATGTACTGACGACGGATATGTTTCCCCATATTGAGAAAACTTATCCGGAAGTGGAGTATTGTCTGGCGCCGGTACTTGACCAGGATACCGGCAATATACACAACCAGTGGTGTGTCAAGGCAGAGGCAGGTGCAGATAACCGGAATTTGGGTACGGATGATATGTTCGATGTGACACCGCAGCCTTATTTGTGCGCTTACATCAAGGAGCTGATGAGGGCACTCGGATATGGGTTGACGGAGAACCAATTGGAGAATACGGTATATAAGGATGTGTATATCTGTCATACGGTACCAACGGTATTGTGGAACAAGATGCTGCCGGGCTGGAGCGTGAAGGATTTCCTTGAGCAGGTGGAGCGGTTGTTCAATGCTGTATTTCTGGTTGACAACCGCAAGCGTACGGCCAGGCTGTTGCTGAGAGGGAACTATTTTACCGGAGGCACTTCCGTACATGTGCGGAATGTGGAGGATGTGTATGAGGTGGAGGTTGAAGAGCCGGATATTGAAGATTCTGCTTTCTCGAATGTAGCATATAAGGTGGAGGATTCCGAGTTCTGGAGATGGAATGTCTTGCCGGAGGCGGTTAAAAAAGGAGCGAAGAGAGAGAATATCCCGGAGGATATACCGACCGACATGCGAAGCATTACGGGATGGTTCAGTGACGAATCCCATAAAAAGCCGGATATTATCTATACACACAAGGCTGATGGCAAGGAGTATGTGTATCTGCGTGACTGGGTGGATGAGGATGGAAGACGTTCGTCTCCGGTGTTTGTCATGGTGGATAGATTTGCCGGCATTGAACGCGAAGGTGTTTCCAATACCGTAGAACTGGAGATGGTTCCCACAGCTTTTCAAAGTGTTGGAATCAACTATTACGGCGGTGGAGGAAGGGGAGAGGACACTACTCTTTGGATTTATCTTCCTTCCTTATCCGGTAATGGCAATGCGGATAAAACAGAACCGGCACTGAGTATTGAAGAGCAAATTCAGAATGGCGGAGGAGAAGAAACGGAATCAAAACGTGGTATCTGCCTGGCACTCTATACGGGATTACAAGGCTTAAGTGTCGTGTACAATGGCGTCTCTATGAAATATCCGGTTCCTTATATAGATGAATATACGAAAAACCATACATCCAGAGATGAGTCTTGGTGGCAATATGTTAGGACAAACAGTATTGGGGCAAGTTTGTGCCTGAATGTGCTTGACGGGTTGCTGTATCAGACTAACTATGATATTGACTACACCAAAGCGGTGAAGGTCCAGAGCCATGACCCGAATGTATATGCTGCTTACCAAGTGTTTGAGATACGCAACAAGCGATATGTCTGCAAGGAGATGGAATTCACATTGGATGCGTTCGGTCGTAAGGGAGCCTGGACCGGTACGTTCTATCCCATCCGTATCAGCGATACTGAGGCTGATGTCCGGTGGATATTGGCTGATGGCCGTTGGCGTGACGGAGGGGTGTGGCTGGATAATGGCCGTTGGCTTGACGGATAACACTTTTTGTTCATAAGTGCTGGCCTGGTAGTCCGTGATGGATTGCCGGGCTTTTTCATGTCCTTTTTCAAGGTGACGCTTGAAGATACCTTTGTCCTGGATTAATAGGTAAAGATATGGCGGTTAACATACAAGACTTTAGAATGGCAATCCGGATTGATAATTCGGAGGCGAAAGCGAAGTTTGACGAGACCAAACGGCAGATTGATGCTGTCAAGGCTGAAATGGCGAAATTGCGGGCAGAAGGGAAGGAGAATTCAGCGGAATACAAGGCGCAGAAAGAGAATCTGGATAAACTGAATGCTGCGCTCGCCGTTCAACGTATAGAGGCTGGAAAGACTGCATTGTCTTACTCGGAATTGCGCAAGGCTGCGGCTTCCCTCAAGAGGCAGATGGATAATGCCACTCCCGGCACGGAGAAATGGAAAGCGCTACGGGCTGATTATCTGCTGACCAGGCAACGGATGAGAGAGGTGGAGGTGCAGGCACGTGAGACCCGTTTTTCTCTTTCCAAAATGGCTGATGGGGTTAATAGGTATGCAGCTATGGGGGCAGGAGTTGTCGGGGCTCTTACCGGGGTGGTCTTGACTGCCCGCAAATGTGTGGATGAATATGCGGAGATGGAGGAAGCCGAAGCACAAGTTATCAAGTACACCGGTATGACCCGAGATGAAGTCAAGGGACTGAATGAAGAGTTCAAGGAAATGGATACCCGTACAGCGCGTGAGAAGCTGAATGCTCTGGCCGGTGATGCTGGTCGTTTGGGGATTACCGGGAAGAAGGATGTATTGGAGTTTGTTGATGCGGCCGATAAGATTAATGTGGCACTGGGTGAGGATTTGGGGGATGATGCGGTGAAGAACATCGGCAAGTTGGCACAGATGTTCGGCGAGGACCAGAAACTTGGGTTGCGTGGGGCGATGTTGGCTACCGGTAGCGCCATTAATGAGGTAGCACAGAACTCCAGTGCGGCAGAAGCATACCTGGTAGGATTTACTGCTCGCGTGGCAGGGGCGGCGAATCAGGCGAAAGTCTCTCAGGGTGACATTCTGGGATATGCCTCTGTACTTGACCAGAACATGCAGCAGCAGGAGATGGCGGCGACGGCTTTCCAGACGCTGATGATGAAGATGTACCAGGAGCCAGCCAAGTTTGCCAAGATTGCAGGGCAGAGCGTGGAGGACTTTACCTCTCTTATCAAAAAGGATGCGAACGAGGCGATACTTCAGTTCCTGGATACATTGAATAAGAAAGGAGGACTTGACCAGCTGGCACCTATGTTCAAGGAGATGGGGCTGGATGGTGTCCGGGCTTCCGGTGTCATCAGCACGATGGCCGGCAAGATAGATGATATTCGTAAAGCGCAAAGATTGGCCAATGATGCGTATCGCGACGGTACCAGCATTATTAATGAGTTTAATGTACAGAACAATACGGTTCAGGCGGGGCTGGATAAGGCGAAGAAGCACTTCAAGGATGTACGGGTGGAGCTGGGTGAAAAGCTTCAGCCGGTGATGAAGTACATGATAACGACGGGCGGTCTGACGGTGAAGGGATTGGGAACTATAATTTCCATCTTATGGAAGTACAAGGGGGCCATTGTTGCAGCCTCGGCTGCTGTTGCTGCCTATACATTGGTCGTAAAGGCAGACACTATGGCCAAAAGCTTGTGGACCACTATAACCAAAGGCGCTACTGCCGCAGCGTCATTGTTTAACAAGACATTGAAGGCTAATCCGTTGGGACTTGTAGCTTCGGTATTGGCTGGTGTCGTATCATATCTGGCTATATTCAAAACCAGGACCAATGAGGCGACTGAGGCTCAAGAAGCCTTGAATGCCAAAATGGAGCGCTATGAAACGCTGATGGGACGTATTGCTGGTATAAAAAATAAAGCCGATAATCTGGATTTGCTGGATGATGACCAGAAGCAACGTACACGGAGCGAGACTGAAGCAGCTATCAGCGAACTTAAGGACCGCATGGCTGAAGAGATGGCGATTCACCGTAAATGGTTCCAGGAACAAAAGGCGGAAAAGATGAAATGGATTGGCGATGACAAGTCTTTGGAAAAGGCGGTTATCGGTGGGTTAAAACATCAACTGCAAGAACGCCTAAAATTATATGGTAGCTATGCTGTGAAGAAAAAGGAATTGGAAGCGATTCTTGCAAAGCTGCCCGAACAAGAAGTAGATAATCCAGTACCAGAAGGAAACAGCAATGGAGTAGATGATAATGGCCTTGACAAAGAACTGAAGGCCCGTGAAGAAAAGCTGAAAAAGGGCTATAATGCAGAGATAAATCTGCTGAAAGAAAAGCTGCTGAATGAAGGCATGGCACAGCAGGAATATCAGGAAGAACAATATAAGGCTGAAATGGCTTATCTCTGGAGCCGGAAAGCTCTACTGGTGGAGTATGGCAAGGACTCGTCCGAAATCCAGGGGCAGATTTATGACAAGATGATTGCAGAAGCAGACCGGTTGACAGAAGCGTCTAAGGAGGCCGATAAAAATGCCCAGTCTGATAATCTGGCCACTATTGACGAAGAATATCAGTTACAACGGACCGCATTGAAGCAAGCATATATTGCAGGTGACATCAAGCGGGAAGCTGATTACTTGGAACAACTGAAGGATTTGGAATACCAGTACCTGGAGGAACGTAGAGATATGTTGGCGGCCTATGGGGAAGATATATCTTCCATTGATGCAAAATTGCAGGATATGGATTTGGCAGATGGCAAGGAAAACAAGAATAAACAGCGTGAACAAGGTTTCAAGGAGATAGATTCCACTTCTTCCTTTTCTCAGAAAAACGATATTCTTCAGTCAATGTACGATGCCGATTTGATAACGTATGAAGAATATCAGGCAGAGAAGACCCGTATTGAGGAAGAGTATGAGGATGAACGGATGAAATTAGTTGGTAAGGCTTTTGACATTATGGGCGATGCAGCTTCTACATATAGCCAGCTTGTAGCCAATATGCAAAATCGGGAAATTAGTAAGATTGAAAAGAAATATGATAAACAAATTAAGGCAGCACAAAAAGCAGGTAAAGACACCACTAAACTTGAAGAAGAAAAAGAAGCTGCCATTGACCAGATTAAAAAGAAATATGCTGATAAGGAATTTGCGGCAACTATAATGCAAGTAATAGCTAAGACTGCACAAGCAATTATGGTTGCGTGGACTGCTGGTCCCATACTTGGCCCTATACTTGGGGGATTGGCTGCAGCTCAAGGTGCTGTTCAATTAGCCGTCGCCAAGCAGCAGCGTGATGAAGCGAAGGGGCTGAAATCCGGTGGTTATGTGGATGAGTATGTGGAAGGCTATACCAAGAACGGTAATCCTGATGATGTGGCTGGTGTTATTCCGGTACATAAGAATGAGTTTGTGGCCAACCATGAAAGTGTGGCCAACCCGCATGTGCGCCAGTTCTTGGATGTGTTTGACATTGCACAGAAAAATGGGACTATCCGTATGCTCAACACGACGCAGATATTGGAGCAGGTTCGTACACGTAGCGGCAAGTATGGCGGTGGTTATGTTGATACGAGTGATTACTCTATGGCGTTGTCATCCGACAAAGGTAACGTCTTGTCTGGCTTGACATCGGAACAACGCTCGCAGATCGTGAGGTTGTTGGTTCGCAACAATGAGTTGCTCGAAATTCTCGCAAAAAAAGAATTGGTGGTTGATTCCCGTAAGGTACGTGATGGTATAAAAAGGCTCGAAGTCCTGGAGGGTAATGTCAGTAGATAGTGTCCTTTTTTTATGGTACCGGTACAGATAATTTTGCGGCATGAATGTATTCCAGGCAATAGATGAAATGAGGCAGTTGTCCTCCGAAGGGAAAAGCTTTTCTTTTTCTTTCATGAGTTATAGTTATGAGCGTCGCAAAAGCGATGGGGTCATAACGGTGAACAATGTACGTCTGCGTAAGCAGAGCCATAAAGAGAACAATAGGTTTGCTGATTATATGCTGAATTTTATCAATCTGGATACTATGGAATATGGCATGTGCTGGCAGCCTCTATTGCTGTCTTTTAATGATAATGAACTTGAATTGGGTTGATGGATACCAAGTTTGAAAATATAGTACCTTGGAATGGCTCGAATGATACCGGGCGCGATGTTCGCTTAAAGTGGGAAAGAAACTTTAAGCGCATAGCGGATGCCTTGAAGGAATTGTCTGATACGGATAAGCAGATTATAAAGGATATTTTAAAAGAAATAGATAAAATATTTCTGCATAAGGATAAAGAGGACAGCACAAATTATCTGTTGAAGTTCGGCGAGTTTATCGACTCTATGGTCGCGGGCAAGGGTGCCGGAATATTCCCTGACGGCCGCGCGCAGTTTGAACGCCTTGAAGTCCGCGATTCCCTTACTGTCCTTGAACTTATCTTCAACCGTCTCTCTGCCATGGAGAGCGACTATTCCTTCTCCGAGTCCGGTACCATCGAAAGTGTATCGCAGCTTGAAGACGGCACATACAGCCTGAAGATGAAGAAACGGTGGGATAACGACTTTACTGCACTGGCAGAAAACGATGTTGTATATGGTGTTGTCAATGACCTTGCATCAGGTGGCGGCAAGTATTATACCTCCTGGCTACGTGTCTTGCATGTTGACATCTCAGCCAATACGATCAACGCTGTGATGTACCCTGATAGCGAGGTGCCGGGTGGCAAGAATTATCCTCCTGAGCCGTTGATGATATTATCACACCGTGGCAACCCGGTTGATACTGAACGGCAGGGTTATTGGTATCTGTCATCCCGTGAGCATTGTATCTGCATGCTTAACGGGGTCACAAAACCCATCCTTGAGGAAAGCAACTATTCGGTGATCGTCGGCAGGCTGAAGCATCTGTCTCTGTTCGACAACCTGCCCATCAACTACCTGCACTCTTATATCTACGTCCGGGGATTGGTAGCGCAGGACATCCACCGCATCGACTTCCAAGGCGTATTGCCCCGCATCGCCAACGACCGCGGCGAGTGGAGCATGGAGACCGCCACGGGAGCAGAACCCTACCAAGCCGACCGCGAGGCACAGACCGAGACCGTACGTGTGATGATGTACGATACCGTGTGGCACTACGGATGCAAGTGGATGTGTCTTGTTTCCGACACTACCGACGAACCGAAGTACGGAGCAGCGGGCTGGGCAATGGTCGAGGGCAATCCGGATTTCAGCATCGACATTGAGAGCAGCAACGGCTGGTACTTCGATGCGGAGCGTTTTGCGACCACCCTCACCATTACCGGTGAGCTGTACAACCGTGATGTGACGACGCATATCCTTGACAGTGATGTGGAGTGGACGCGCGACACGGGCAACGTCACCGAGGACAACGCCTGGGCGGTCGCACACGCGGAAACCGGCAAGTCACTGCCGCTGACGGTCAACGACCTCGGCCCCGACTATATGAACATGACCGGGTGCAAGTTCATCGCACGGGTATTGCTGCGTGACGGGCAGAACAATTATGAGACAATGAATTATATAACTTTCTAATTATGCAGACTATACAGAAGAAGATAGAGGTCAACTACCGCCCTCTCCAGACCAGCGGCGGGATAGAGGTTGTCGGCAGCGTGCCGGACGTGCAGGTGTACCAGGCTGACAAGGCCGAGTACACTCCGGACTACACGCTTACCCCCCTGACGCTGTTCCCCCGGTGCAATGCCACCGACCCGGATGCGGTGGTCAAGGTGGGTGCGGTCAACGCGTCATTGGTCAACATGAAGTGGTACGAGCGCTTGAACGGTGTACGGACATTGATTACATCTGCCAACAAGAGCTATGTCATTACCGAGACCGGAGCCGAGAAGGGTAAGATACAAGTGAAAAAGAACGCCGTTCCCGGCAGTCCGGTAACACTGGAGTTCTACGCCGAGTATGTCGATGCGAAGCGTACCGGACAGACGCATGTCTACCGTTTCAGCCGTCTTGTCCGCGCCGTTGACGGCAGCGAGGCGCAGCCTAAGCTGATGGTCGACTCTCCGTCGGCACTTGATTGGAACCCGTGTCGGGACATTGCCAGGCAGGCCATCACCGCCAGACTGCTTGTCGGTGATGTAGATGTCACAGCAACCAACAAGTGCAAGTTCTTCTTCTATCGGAAGCTGAATACGGGCGCACTGGAGCAGATTACCGACGGTAACGGCGACAATGACTGGGAGTTCGTATCACTGACAAAGAACGTGCTTACCATAGACCGGGACTATATCGGCCACGAACAGACCTACGTCGTGAAAGCATCGTACTCGAAGGACGGTGCTCCTTCATCCAAGCCGGACAGTGACATAGACTATGTCTCCACCACCATCCGCAGGCGTATTCCCAGCATCGAGATTGACTGGGAGGGATTTCCGCAGCAGGTGGCAGACGGAACCAAGATGATATACCCGAAACCGGTCATCCGTGATACGGCAGGGATTGTCCCCAATCCCCAGGCCATCCTTGAGTGCGAATGGTACACGAAGGCGGCCGGCGCCTCCTCATACGTGCTGGCCGCTGCCGGGTACTCGCCCTCCATCCCATGCACCGACGGCATGATGCTACAGCTGAAGGTGATTGACAAGGGCCCGTATGCGGCGGTGGTGACATCTGACGGCAAGTACGTGACGGATGACAGCGGTAAGTTTATAGTGGCAAGGAAAAGGGATGTTTAACCATTAATCGATAGCAGTATGGCATTTTATATCAAAGTGACGAGAGAGGTTGCGGACAAGCTGGGAGTGGCAGGAATCCGCAACAGCACTGCCGACGGCAATGTGCTGTTATGGCAGGCCGATGTGGCAGGCTTTCCCGGCGATACGGTATTCGACCGGGCGGCAGTAGTCGGGGGCGTGTGCCTTTCCCCGCAGCAGGCCAAGGGTGAGATAGACGGCGTGGAAGATCCGGTGGAGGTCGCCACTCCGGAGGGTTTCATGGATAAAGACGGGGAGGAGGTGACCGATGAGCGTAGCGAGTAAGGTCGGGCAGGTAATCTTTTCGCAAAAGTCTGGCGTTTACATGCCAGCGATTATGTGCGACAAAGGCGACCTCTATCAAGAGTATGATGGTGAATCGGGTGCTCCGACAAACATAGCCCCCGACTTCACCACGATGAAGCCGACGCTCTCCTTCCTTCTCACCTCCTCACGGGTGGCTGAGGGGGTTGTGGTGCCTTCTTCCATCAGGTGGTATTTCAATGACGTGTTGATAAGCTTCACATCCAACGTTTCCACGAACACGTTCGGCGGCGAGACGGGGCATTTCAAGTACATCCCCTACAAGGCGGGCACTACGAACTATTACGGGCTTCAGATCGTGAAGAACCTGGTGAAGGCGTCGTCCGGTGCGAGCTGCAGCGTCAAGGCGGTGGCTACGGTGACCGTGGGCAACGTGTCGGATGAGGTGCAGTTCGTTTACAGCATCCCTATCACCAAGGGTGTGGGCAACCAGAACGTGGTGACCATCGTTTCCGGAGATGACAAATACTTTGCCATCCGTGAGAAGGGAGGCAGTGTCGTTCTCACGGCAATGGCGAGACGTGGAGCGTCAGAGATCACCTCCGGACTAACCTACAAGTGGTCCAGGATGGTTAACGGTGCCTGGCAGACACTCGTCGACCAGACCGGCAAGAGTCTGACCGTTACGGACAGCCTGGTTGACACTACGGGCATCTTTAAGGTGGAGGTGTCGCAGGGCGGCAATCTGATAGGCCTTGACACGCAGACGGTGATGGACTTGTCAGACCCCTACGACATCATAACTAATCCCAATCCCGAGGATGAGACGATTGTTTCCGGTTCCGGAGGTTCGGTGACTTATACGCCTATCCTTGTCAAGCGGGGACAGACCACGAAGGCAAAGAATATGCTGTTCTATTTTGTCTTTATGGATTCGGCAGGGGTCATTCTCAATCCGGCTACGGCGAATGTGGCTGCGGCAAGCGGTACCTGCACTGAAGCTATGTGCCAGCAGGCAGGCGGCAATGTTTCATGGACAATCTCAACGGCAGCATGATATGGCAAAGAAAGCGTTGGCAAGCAAGACGGGAGAAGTGAAGTATCTCCAGCAGGGACCGATCGGTCCGCTGGTCTATCCGGCTGGAGAATATTCCGCATCCACAGGCTACACCCGTACGGCTCTATCGACACCGATGGTACTGTGTGAAGGTCAATACTACGTGTTGGCTAAGGAGGGCACATTTAAGGGTGTCAACCCCAAGACAGACTATGCGGCAAACGGCAGTAAGGCGACATGGGTAGTGATGGACAAGATACAGTATGCCTTTATCGAGGTACTGATGGCGAATTTCGCCAAGCTGGCAAGTGCGGTGTTCTATGGGCAGTATATGTTTTCGCAATACGGAATAAAAGCCGATGGCTCTGCTGTAGAAACGGTAGGCGGATATAAAGATTTTAATTACAATGACCCGATGAATCCGGCAAACAAGTTTCGACCAAACTTACTCCTTGATTTTCTGACTGGGAGCTTCAAGGGACGTAATGTTGAAGTTGAGGGGACAATTATTGCCAATGCATCATTTGTTCGGATGCATGATTTCCGTGCAAACGAGGGGTATTTCTTTTTGAATCCGGCTTTTGGCTCTGAATTTCGGAATGGCCGTCCAAACCGAATTTCCCAGAGTATGTATATGCTTCCAGAGGCTGTCCAATATAATGGGATGAAAATCTCGTTGACAATATATAATGCAGCAATGGGAAGCACTTATGGTTATACTTCAGTTGTAACAACAGATGGATTTAATGAACTTACATTTGAAAATAATGAATATCATTATTGCAATAAGATCGCTATATCAAAAAGCGGAGTATATGAGTTCATGTCATTAGGTGCAATATGGATTCTAACTAAAGGAACGGACGTAGCCTATTCTTATGCGGAATTGGAAGAACGTACTTACGAAGACCCAATTAATTAGCAAAATATTAAACAAAACGAGAATAAAAACAAAATGTTAAACCGGTTGTCGTTTTTATCCGAAAATGACGACCCTCAAAAGTACAAGGGATATGATAGAGAAGGTTCTGATAACAGACACAAACGTGATAAATGCCATCACAAGGCAGCTCAATATAAAGAATATCAGGAATGAGATGTTCCCTACCTGGAGACTGACATTACAACCGGGGGAGGAATATGATTTGGGTACTGCTTATTATGGGGCATATCTGGTAAGAAATAGCGATTCTGGTGCGGCAGCTCTAATCATGGTGGGTGCCGGAGTATCATCCAATATACTGTTGAGCGATGGAAATAGCATTTCAACTGATTTTACCGCTGGAGGCAAAATCATATTGAATAAAAAAACGTCAAATGGCAATGTATATGTAAAAAATGGGAGAAGTACAGAAGCATATATAAATGTCATGCAGATAACTAATTATTAGCAGGGGTTATTCCCCTGCCTTCCTTACTCGTTCTCGATATAAATTGCTCAGTAACTTTTACTTTTATTGTGCTCATTGTTGTTTATTACTTATTTCCGTCATATCCTTTGACCCTCAAAAGTACAAGGGATATGATAGAAAAGGTTAATATAACAGATGCCAATGTGGTTGAGTTAATCAGAGAAAAACTGCCTGCTGCAACAGAAGCAAACAAGGGACTTATGCAAGCTAATGGATTTGAACAAGGTAAGAATATATTAAATGAAGAATACGATAGTAAAATCAGTGCCGGTGTATATTCATCTACTGATAATTTAAATAATATGGGCACTGGAATTTTATTAGCGCTAAGAGGGTTTCAATACACGGCCCATTTATATATTACCAACTCTGCAAGAATATATATTAAAACCATTCGTAGCAATGGAGAGGTTTTGAAAGATTGGACGTTAATAAATAATACCAAAACATAAGAGACTTTTGGAGTATCCATTTTCCTACCCTATCCTTTGACCCTCAAAAATACAAAGGTATGATAGAGAAGGTAAACATAAGTCAAGCCTTGAACAGCTTATCTGTTAAGGATGATGCAGATTTTTTCTATGGGGAAACAAGTAGTGAACCGGTGAAGATTAAGAAAAGCAACCTTAATTTGCAAATGAACAAAGCAAATATTGTTAAAGATGGAGACTTAAACAACCTTGTAGAAGCTGGAGAATATAGCGTATGGAATAATGTGGCAAACATTCCAACTAATAGCTTTTATTGGGTCAAAGTTATAGGTTCAGCTGATTTTGTACAAATAGCAATATCCTTTATCGACCTGAAAGAGTATAAGAGGTCACGAGTCAATGGTGTTTGGACTCAATGGAAATGATTTTTACTACTAAATAGAATATTTCCTAATACATTCTTTTTCATTCGTATCTTCTGACCCTCAAAAATACAAAGGTATGATGGAGAAGATTGATATTACAGCCACGGGAGTAGTTGATAGTATTCGTAATAAGATGGCAGTGGCTACAGTTTCCAATAAAGGATTAATGCCATCAGGTGTGTTATCAGAGTTCCAAGGCGCGTATAGTGTACTTCTGTTTGAGACTACAAGCACTCCAGTTTCAGGCTCAATTCTTTTGTCTATATCTGCAACATCAAGCGGAATGCCTAGCCTATATTACATCTCCATATCACGAGCTGGTAATGTAACAGGCAATCCTAATCTAAAAGTCAAAGTCCTCTCAGGTAGCTATAATATTAAGATTAAAGCTAAGACTGAAGCTGATGGAAAGTGCAGGATTTATGCTGAACGGCTGCAATATACACCTATTTTGGATGCGCTTCTTATGAATTCCTATGGCATATCAATGAAGATGGAAGCAGCGGATAACAGTGCATTCGAAGGAGGATTTGAAGCTACATTGGAATAGTATAGGGGCAAGTGCCCCTATACTATTCCAACTGTTTCATTTATAAGATTTGTATCTGTTAAAGAGTTATATTCCAAAGAACCATCTAATATAAAAATGCTGAAACGGCCCTAACTCTGAGCTGGTTCGAAGCCTTAGCGAGGCTGCCCACACCGCCGTAGTCGAGGTCCAAATACCACGCGTGGGTCGCGCTGGACTCGGTACTACTCCAGTACCACGTTTCGGCTAACTGCGTAGCCCCCTCGATAATCGATAACGCATAATTGATTTTACGCATATTCGCGTAAATCATCATCAGTTCCCCCAAAGACGGTAGCCACCAACGCCCGGCGGTCAAACCCTTTCCGTTTGCATTTACGCGGTTGTACTGCGCGCAAAACCCCGGTGCGTATGCCACGCCGCTACATTCTGCGTGTGTAATCTGTGCTTCCGTGTTCGCCTTACCTGCCCAGTCGTCAAATGCCACCAGTCGGTCTGTAGTGGTCTTACCTCCACCGCTTACCGCTGCGCTACTCCACTGCAAACCTGCGCTGTCGGCGTCAGTAGGTGCTACTACCAGCATTTTGCCGCCTTCAACGACTACCACGCCCTCGGCTATCTCGCCACTGTTCTGATAATTCATCCACTTGCCAGGCTTAACCATGAGTGGATGATTATCGCTTTTACGATGGAACATGATAAATACCCCTTCGGACAACGAATCAAATACACTGAGTTTCATTTTCCCCTGGCTATTCCCTTTTTCCACATACACATGGTCTGCATCAGTCACTATCTGATACTGGTTCATTACTTGACCTATGTTTACCTTCTCTATCATATATCCCTTGTACTTTTGAGGGTCATTAGAATACCCTTTTTGGTTAGGCTGTTGAATAAGACTACCTTCACCGCAAAAATGGTTTACGCATATATTCGTGTGTCGACAGACAAACAGACTGTCGAGAATCAAAGGTTCGAAGTCCAGAAATTTGCAACGGAAAAAGGACTTGTAATAGATAAATGGGTGTCCGAGAAGGTTTCCGGTACCAAAATTGCTAACGATAGGAAATTAGGTCCGCTTCTCAAGAGGATGAAGAAAGGCGACACTCTAATCATAACAGAAATCAGCCGATTAGGAAGAAACCTGATGGGTATTATGTCAATGCTTCACCTCTGTATGATTAAGGAGACTTGCGTTCTTACTGTCAAGGAGCGTTACGAATTAGGTAATAACATCAACAGTAAGGTATTGGCATTCGCTTTCGGCTTATCCGCTGAAATTGAACGTGATCTTATCAGTCAGCGAACCAAGGAGGCCCTTGCTTACAGAAAAGCTGCAGGAATACGACTTGGTAGGAAAAAGGGGGATAAAAACACGCATTACAAGCTGACTGATAAGGAACCTCTCATTAGAACTATGCTCGAATATGGTTATTCGAAGGCTGCTATCTGTCGTAAATTGAAATGCAATCCTAAAACATTGGATGACCATTTAAAAAGGATGCAATAAGTAATCGGATTTCAAATATAAATTCCTATATTTGCTTGTAGAAATGCATATAAATACCAAGAGCTTAGTGGCAACTTATGTTGTCATCGAGCTCTTTTTTTATGTCCTTTTTCAAGGTTGTGGAAGCAATTACTTTTGCTGTCACAGAATGTCAGTGGAAAATTGTAATTCAACAACTTGTTTGATTTTGCCTGATGTACATTTGTGCGTGTCGGACAAAGAAATGGTTATTAGTAGATTATTAAATGAATTGGTGAAATGGGTATGAATGATTGGGTTATGTTGGTGACCGCCCTCGGTGGCATCGAGGGCATCAAGCAGCTTATTAAGTGGTGGATGTCGCGCAAGACCAATGCGCGTATTGAGGATGCCCATGCGGATGTTGAGGAGTTCAAGGCTTTACGGGAGTACAACGAGTTCCTGCAGAAGCAGCTTTCGGAGAAGGAACAGCGGTTTGTGGAGCAGACAGACCGGCTCCGTAAGGTGCAGGATGAATTGTTTACACTGAAGGAGACTAATTCTGACCTGAAACTGGAACTGGCGCTTAAACGGTGTGAGAGGAAGAAATGCGGTGACAGAGAACCGCAAAACGGCTACTGATTCGCGGAAAGGAAGGTATTTCACAACGGCTCCCTTTCCCTTAATATTGCACAACTTAAAGTTTAAACAAAGGCGTTTGCAAATATATTGTATTTTTATGTAAAACCAAAAATCAAGGAGGAAAATAAAAATGGCGAATGTGTATAAATTAGCGCCGTGGATTCTCAAATGGGAAGGTGGTTTCGTGAATGACCCGGCAGACCTTGGAGGCGCAACGAATATGGGTGTGACTATCGGCACGTGGAAGTCATGCGGCTATGACAAGGACGGTGACGGTGATATAGACGTGGATGACCTGCGTCTGCTTACCCGTGAGGATGTCGTTAAACGGGTGCTCAAGCCGCATTATTGGGACAGATGGAAGGCAGATTTGATAACAAGCCAGTCCGTAGCAAATATCCTTGTCGATTGGGTGTGGGCATCCGGTGCACACGGAATAAAGATTCCTCAACGTTTGCTTGGTGTTACTGTGGATGGAATAGTAGGTCCCAAGACCATTGCTGCGGTGAATGCTAGGAACCCGCGTGAGTTGTTCGACATGATTAAGATTGCACGGTTCGATTTCATCGAGGATATATGCCGTTCTCGTCCGGCGAACAATAAATTCAAACGGGGGTGGATGAACCGTATAAACGATTTAAGGTTCGAGGAATGAAAAAGTTACCGTGGATATTAATTGTACTGCTGGCAATTGCTTGTGTGACGGCTTGGTTCCGTCCGCATGAGCAGCCTCCGGCTGAAGTTCGTGTAGAGACGAAGATAAAGACGGTTGTCAAGGTAGATACGATGCTTATCTCTGCACCGATGGCTGTGTTCTGGCGTTTCGTGCCGGATGATACGACACGGATAGGTGATA